TATATATGAAATATATGGTTCGTGGAACGGGTTTTGGCTAAAATCTTAGGAGAAGAGATTAGATACCTACACACTACTAAGGTGCTATTATCTCTTATATGGACAATATGAGCCTTTAAAGGTTGTACATATTTATGTACAATTTTTTCTATGGTCTACTTTGTGAAATAATTCACAAGCGTTTTGATCGATGGGATTTACTTTGATAGTCAAACTATATGTAAGTCTTTACTTATTATATCAAACTATTCTATTAACTTTATTTAGAATATAGAAGTATAATCAATCAAACACTTAGTAAGTCAAAGTATAGTAAATCAAATGTTTAGTAAATCAAAGTATAATCAATCAAACAGTTGGTATATAATATAGTTTGATAGTCAAACAGTTAGTAAATAATATAGTTTGATATACGAATAGTTTGATTTACCAAGTACTAAGTGAATAAATTCACAAGCCTAAAAAAGAGGGGGTAGGGCGGAAGTGCAAAAATGATGCCAGGCGGTATATGTAGTTTGCTGTAAAATTTTAATTCCTCACAGTCATATCAGCTATTACCTGTATCAGCTAAAGAATCAAAACATACAAATATAAAAATTTTTTTTCTTCCTCACACAACACCTTCATTCATTCATTGTACTAACAACACATTTAACTAACAATAAATATAATTAACAATAAATATAATTTTTTTTCTTCTCCAGTTAACAACCTTACTCATTCAAATGTTTCATGCTGTATACATGTGCCAGCAGAGCTGGCTACACATTAATATTTGGAAAGGTGTTGTAGAACATTATTCTTTGTATGTATATTATACATATCTTCTTTATCAACGGGTGTCTGCGACGCTTCATATGCTAGTACTTCTCTGGCGGTTAGCCTTTCTTTTATTTACTACGTTTATTTTCTGTTTACATTGCATCGGCTACGCCTCGCATTTACTTTTTGAGAAGCTCTGACAACTTCAGTTGTTCTATATATCTCTTTTTAATACTGCTTGTGTACTCTGTTGAAGTAGCTAAAAAAGGAGGTCGAAATATGATAGACGAAGAAAACAGAGCTAAACTGGCGGAGATGCCTAACTCACAGAAGAAAGCACGTATAAGAGCATTATACATATCAACTAGCATGTCTATTCCTACTCTGGCGGAAGAATTTGTTGTTCCTAAAACAACTATCTATGGGTGGTCTAAGAAAGAAAAGTGGGCTTTAATGAAAAAGAAAGCTACTGAAACAATCATAGAAGAGAAAACTCAAGCAGTTATAGATGTAGCTTATGACTCAATAGACTTTTGGACAGAGTATCAAGCCAATTTAAGGCTTAGATTAAAGGAAGATATTACAGAAGATGGTATAGGCGGTGCTATATTTGTAATGACTACAGCCGAACTTAAGCATTTAGGTGAAGCTTGGGAGCGTGCAGAAGAACGTATGTTCTTATTAAGAGGTGTTTACATAGATGTCTAAAGCCAGTATGCGAGGCTTGGAATATCTGCTAGGACAACTGGATGAGATAGGGTCTGATGATCCTATTATCGCCACTCCAATGCCATATCAACAAGAAGTAATTGATACATTCGAAAAGGGTGTTAAGTTCTTGTTAATATGCTGGTGTCGTAGACTGGGTAAAGACTATGTAGCCTTAATAATAACACTAAGAGAATGTATAACAAAGCCAAATCAAACAGTATTCTATGTATTCCCTACTATGGATCAAGGAAAGAAGATGATACTTAATGGTAAAACAAATGAAGGCGAGCCATTAATTACATCAATTATATCACCAAGAGTTTTGATTAAAGCTCGTAGTGGTAAAATATATCATCATGACAACACATTAAGATTCAAGAATGGCTCAATCATTTATTTTGTAGATGCAAATGATGCCGATACAAAAGTTGGAGGTAACTTAAACCTTTTAGTATTGTCAGAGATGGCACTATATAAGAATCAAAACATATTAGAATATCTTATTCCATCAACAGTTAGAGTAGGAGGTAGAATCATATGTGTATCTACACCACGTTACGGTTCTAAATTCAATGATATGGTAATGAATCCAAGAGAAGGAACATTCTGTTCTGTAATACCAGTATCTTCACCAAAAGCTGTCGACAATGATGGTAATAAAATATATGATGATGAACTTATGGCTGAGGTAAGAAGATTGCCAATGTCAGACGAAAAGTATGCTCAGGAATATGAATGTGACTTTGATACAGCAAATGAATCAAGTATCTATTCTAAGACATTACAAAAAGCAGTTCAAACACCATTCCTGCCATATATGGGGAAGCGTATAGTTGTTTCATTAGACTTAGGTATAAACGATGGTACTTCTATGATCTTCTCAACAATTAATGATGGTAAAGCTACTGTAGTAAATTGGTACTACACAAACAACCAGCCATCCAGCCACTATGTTGAAGAAATTAATAAATGGGCTAAATTAAACAATGTAAACAGATCAAATATTGAAATAGTATTGCCACATGATGGTGCTAACAGACATGATGGTGGAACTCATTTAACATCAAGAGAAATGTTTTGGCGTAAGCAAGGGTTCACAGTTAAAACATTAAAGCCAGTAAAAGTATTACAAGGTATAGAAATATGCCGTTCATCAATACAAAGAGGAGATGTTCAATTCGAGTCTAATGCAATAGTATCAAATATGCTAAATGATCTTAAAAAATATGAATATAAAACAACTAATGGTATAATAGAGTATACCCCAATTCATGGAAAAGGTCTATCAGCCTCCAATATAGCCGATTCACTTGAATATTTATGTATATATTTATTTAAAGACAGATACTTACAAGCCTCAGATAACTTCTATGGTTCTGTAAAGTCAGCACAATCAAAAACATTAACAAAGCCTAAGCATTTAAGGTTTTAATAGGAGGAATAAAAAATAATGGAAACTATAATTGCAGAACTAATGAAGGCTTTATCGGGTCCAGTAATGGCGGCTTTATTATTATTAATAAGCTTTATAAGCTGGAAGCAACAAGTAAGAATAGATAGAATGGAAGCCAAGATAAATGATATATTGGTTAGATTTCTTAAATCGCTCGATGATTTGAAGCATGAAGTTAAAGACATTAAAGATGAAATCAAGAATGACATTAAAGATGTTAGAGACAAATTATGGCATAAGGAGTAAACTATGGAACTACTAGAGATACCTAAATCATTACAGCGAGAAGTAATGACAAAATATAAGGAAGTGTTACATGCAAAACAAAAATTTACTATGGAAGATAATTTTATTCTTATCCTTGACAACAGTATTGCTGTCGGATTATTCAGTTATATGCTTAACTATGATACTGCTTATAATATTCATGTAGTATCTCTAGATAGTTCAAAATTCGGTAAAGCATTTATTAAATTCTGTTCATTTATGAAAGAAACATATGACAGAGTTGAAATACAATGCACCGATCCAGCCACCATAAGAATATGTGAGAAAAAATATAGAAAAGAAGGAGATACATACATATGGCAAAGAAAGTATTATCAATAGACATAGATGTGTTCTTTAAGGACTGTCATAAATATCAAAAATACCTAAACACAGACATTTCAGCCGAAAAATCATGGCAGTTAATAGAGGTTCATACTGAAACTAAAGATTATGAGCCAGACTATAAAGCATTAGCTTGGCTTAGCGATTATCTTGCTAAGACTCTAAAGAAAAATACCTCTGTTGTTCAAATTGAAAGACATAATGAAATTATAGCAGTTCTTGAAGAATATGAATGTGATAATGCTTTCATGACAAATATAGATGATCACCATGATATAACATATGGCAATGAAGATGCTGAATTAAATATAGAAAACTGGGTTAAGTTTGCTCGCAAACAAGAACTTATTCGTTCATATAACTGGATTCATTCAGATATGTCTCAGATATGCGTTTATTCACCATTTATCTATGCTCATAATTCTTGGAAAGATGTAAGCATAGATGATGTTACTCAAGAATATGATTTAGTTGTTATATGTAAATCACCATACTTTACTCCACCTTCAATGTGGGGATTGGTAGATATAATAGAACAAAAAATAATTAAAATTAAGGAGGAAACACAGTGGGAAGAGCGGTAGAAAGAACATTTAGAAGGATAGGTAGAGGGTTTGAAGAAGGATTTTCAAAGCCATTTAGAAAAGGATTCGGAGATGAAGGACTTTATGGTGCATTGGAGAGTGTAACAAGAGGTACAGCTGATGCCCTTGCTGATGTAGGAGGAGTTATGAAAGGTATACCTCAAAAAGAAGCATTAGAAGAACAGCAAAAACAATTTGCACAAGAACAGTCAAGAATAGATGCAGAAAATGCTAGAGCAAAAGCAGAGTCAGACTTTCAAAAGCAAGTAGCTCAAACAGCATCATCAGTAGCACAAGGTCAAGCAGGAGCTGAAGAAGCATCACAAGGTGCTACTGTAGCTTTTCAAGATAAATTAAAAGCAAAGGTAAATAAAGATAAGTTGTTAAAAGCACTAAGAATATAAGGAGGATAAAATGGCAGAGAAAAGAACATATACGACTAAACAAATTGGTTCGTATTTGAATAAAGCAAAAAAATACAAAGATGATATAAGGTCTATCTATGAAGAGATATTTACATTTACAGATACCTATAAAACAATGAAAGATTCTGGTAAGACATTGTTTGACACACAAAGAACAATAGACTCTGACGTTCTTGATGCTATTGATGACCAAGTAAACTTTATAATGAAAGGATTATTACCAAGAGGTTCTAAATGGGCTGATTTGAGAATAGATTATAGAGCTTATAAGGCAGAAAAAGGTGGAGATGTTGTAGCTGAAAAGCAGAAGAGAGAACTTGAAACTAATTTAGCACTTGATACAGAAGCTACTTTTGAATATCTACAATCATCTAATTATTACAATGAAGTAGCAAAAGCGGCTGATGATTTAACTAAGGTTGGTACAGGTTGTTACAGGCTTAATGAAACACCTTCTGCCACTAGACCATTCAATTATAATTATGTATCTTTAGACAATTTATATATTATGGAAGATGCTCAATCAATGCCAAATTTTGTTTTTAAATATCACTATGGTTCAACAGGTGAATACTTATATGATATGTTTGGAAAAGATATTACATTACCAATAGATACAGATGAAAATGATATTGAAAAAGAAGCTACTGTAATAGAATGTGTATTACCATCTTATGATGAAGCTAAAGCTATAACAACATTTAAATATATGGTGCTAAGCGAAGATTTAAAGATAGTGTATTTAGAAACTGATAAGAATTACAATCCATTTACAGTATTTAGATCAAAAGTATTACAAGGAAACCCATGGGGTATCTCAAAAGTATCTGGTAACTTAGAAATATTAAGAGATTTATCTACATATAGGGCAGTATTAGAATTACAAGCAACAAGAATAGCCGATCCAGCTATAGCATTTAGTGGAGATAAGCAAATATTAAATCATTTAGACAATACAAATGGTGCTATTAACTACATTGGAAACCCAATTGAAGCAGGACAATCATTTGATATTAGAGCTATTGCACCACAAGGTAATTTAATGCCATTAGAAGGAATCATATCTGATCTTAGACAGAGATTTAGAGCATCTATGTTCTCAAATCCATTAGGAAATGTTGAAGAAACATTAAACAGAACAGCTACTGAAATTTCTCTTAGACATCAAATGTTTAGAGATAAATATGCTAATATGTATGAATTACTTTCAAAAGAATTACTAGAGCCTACATTCAGATCGCCATTTATTATACTACAAGCTAGAGATTTATTAGAGACAAAAGAAGATGTACTATCTGTAATGTCTTTAAGTTATATCAATGAACTTACCAAGATATCGAATGATAAAGTTATTCAATCATATTTACAATATACTCAGTATGTATCTCAGATAAATCAAGCTGGACAGTTTGGAGTAACAATGAATATGCCTTATGTTGTAGCCGATATTGGAAAAAGATTAGAACTACCTATTGAATCTATACCAGATGAAGCTCAATTACAAGAGATAGAAACATTCAAGAGAGAGCAAGCATTACAACAACAACAACAAGCTCAGGTAGCACAAGCTCAAGGAGGTCAACCAGTTGGATAGAAAAATAGTTTTATTGGATCACTTTAAGGATGACGAGATGTTACTGGAACTGCTCGATTTGGTAAGATTGAATCAGTCTGAGGATATGGAGAAGTTTTATTACGCTAACGGTAGATATCCAGAACAAAGAGATATGTTAGCTATGTTAAAATTTGAATTAAAAGTAAGAAAAGCAGGTAGCACTTCTCAATAATACCAACTCCTCTGTTCTTGCGAATAAAAAATAATGGAGGTTTTAAATATGTCAGAAGAAGTAATAGCAAATATAACCGAATCAGCTCCAGCGGGTATAGTAGACAATGATACGCCAGGAGATAGTTCTACAGAAGCATTAGAGCAAGTAGAACAAACAATTGAAACAGTTGAAAATACAGAAGAACCTGTTGATACAGGTAATAATACAGAATTTGAAATCGACGACATCACATTTGAAGATGAAGAGACAGAGCAAGAGATTGGTGAACACCAATTTGGATCATATAACCTTGATAAATATGCAGATATACTACCTTTTGACGATGAAGAAGTAGTAGCTGAACTAACTAACTATGCAGAAATATTATCCAAACAAGGTTTTACACAAGCTCAGGCTGAATGGCTCTTAGAAAAAGAAATAAATGATGCTCAAGAGATTGAAAAACGAACTCTATCAGACGTTAAGGAGACACTTAATAAATCCCTTACAACAGAAGAGAAGAGAAATTATAAGCCAATACAAAGATTCTTCCAAGCAGAATTAGAAAACAACCCAAATAGCGGATTAGACTTAAAACAAATGATGTCTGACCCAAATATGGTAAAGGTAGCTAATATGTTTTACAAAAAACAATTTAGTGGCAATGTGTCACAAAAAACAGCAGAAAAATATCAAGTTAAAACAACTGAAGTTCAACCAGTAGATGCTATGAGACAATATAGAGAGTGGGCAGAAAATCAATCTGAAATTACAGAAGAGAGTAAAACTACTTACATGAAAACTATAATGAATAAAGCATCTAACAAAGACGAACTTAAAGAGTTGTTTGGCTTAAACTAAAATTAGGAGGAAAATACAATGGCAAACGCAACAATAGCATTAAAACAGGAATCGTACCAAGGTAACATGTTAACATTATTAAAGGAAGGAAAGGGTGGAAAGCTAGTTCAATATGCTGAATCAGATAGAGCGGTAATTGGGGAAACTCATAAGTTCTATAGAATGGACGCATCTACAACTTCTACGGATATTAACTACTTTTCTTCATTAGTAGGAACAGCTGGAGATACAAACGAAATCTCAGTAACACCAGGATTTGTATACTCACATGGTTTCAAGAAAGAAAATGAATTATTGATAACAAATATAGATATCAAATCAAGCTATATGAAATCATTCAAAAGAGCTATTGATAGAGCAGAAGATGCAGCAATTATCGCAGCAATCGTAGCACAAGATGGAGGTTTAACAACAGCTGGAGACGTTCTAAAAGGAATCTCTGATGTTGATAACTATAATGCATTAGTTAAAGTAGTAGCTTATTCACAAGCTTTAGTAAAAGATAATGACGATCATGGAACAAATGTAGCAATCGCTATCAATAAAAATGACTATGCTTCATTACATATTGTAGATAAGTTCGCAAACGCAGATTATAAAGGTTTAAATGGCTTTGATGGTATTGCAGGAGCAGAATTTGTTGTAACAGACGCAGTACCTCAAGGAACAACTTACGTAATCCCAAGAGGAATTGTATGTTTCGCATCTTGGAAATCTGGAGACAAAGCAATAATGGAATACTCTAAAGAAACTGATGGATACATCATATGGGCTAGAAAGTCAATTGGTGCTACATTAGGAGCAGTAGATGCTGATTCAATAATCAAATTCTCAACATTAGTAGGATAGTAAACAATTGGGCGTTGAGCATTAGCTCAGCGTCTATTTTAATAAAGGAGGGAAATAAAAATGGCAACATACAAAGATAAAAAAATAATGAAAGTAATTAGTCAGTTTGAATCTGTAAGTGGTCAAAAATATGAGATCAATGGAATAGATTTAGACATAGCCGTATTCTTCTACCGTGCTTCACAAGAAGCTTTTAAAGTAATGACTACATCTGATTATAGAGTTATTGAAGAAGGAGGAAACTTCTATCTTGAAGTAAATAACAGTGTTGTAACAGCAGTAGCGGAATCTTACCAAATTGCTTACGATATTAGTTTGTTAAGCTCAAAGTATGAAATAGCTTTTAATCCAGATATAAATACACTAAAAGACAAGTATAATCAGCTAGTAGACGATACACATAGTTTATTTGATTACATTAGAAAACAAGCATTAATTTCAGATGATACACAAATGGAAATAATTCTACCTCAATTAGAAAATGGTGAAGTATGGGTTAAAACAATTGGCGGTTGGCGTGGAGTTAATGTTGGAGATATAGAACAAAGTTTAGAGCAATTTTGGGTTAGATTTTATTCTGAAACAGATGCTATGATAGCTTCATTACAAACTTTAACAGATGGTCATGTAGCAACAATAGAAGCAACTGGAGATACTCAATATGATAGAGTTTCACAAAGAGTTCTTGAAATAGATGAAAAATTAAATAGAATGGAATTTTTAGCAGATTCACTTAACTATATAAGACAAACACTTGATGGCGGAGAGATAGAAAATCTTGCAACTGATGCTCTTAGAATTACTGCCGATGGCGGAGACTTTGAAGATATAATTGGTGGAGACTTAACTGTTGGATTTATATATGATGGCGGAGACTTAGAAGACTTAATTCAAGCACAAATAGATATCATTGTTGACTTAGGTCAAGGATAAGGAGGTACATAAATGAGAGATTATATGAAACAAGCAAGAGCTTTTGATGAAGCGACAATTATAGCTAATAAACTTACAATGCCTGAATTTGCTTTCTACATTGCCAAAGATACTGGTCAAGTATTTTACAGAGTAGGAACGACTTTATACAAGGTATTAGGAACAGTGGTGGTATAATATGGCGGCAAATAATGGATTCGATAGAATAATTCCTAAAAGAGGAACATTAGCACAGATAGAAACAGCAATAGCTACATTAGTAGATTATGAAATAGCAATAGACAAAGATTCAAGTGTATTAACTTACAGACTTGGTGATGAAATAATTCCAATGGGAGCTGGGTCTTCAACAATTAGAACAACTCAGGCAACAGCAGGAATATTAGTTAATGACTTAATGGCATATGATGGAACAGATTTCATTGTAGCAGACTTATTAGCAGAAAATCCAGTACCAGTTAAGGCGATAGTAAGTAAGCTTGTTGATACAACTGCGATTGATGGAACAGTAGATGGATTTATATTACTTGAAAATATGTTGGACAGCAGTGGAGGAGCATTAGTTTCAAATACTGTATACTTCGTAGACCCAACAAATCCAAAGAAGATGACTGCTACACAACCAACAAGCGGATGGGTTCAACCAATATTCCAAACGTTCTTAAACAAAGGACTT